CATCCGATGAAAGTCAAGTAACTGATTTAACGAATAAAAGGTTTTACATACAACTGTACACATTTAATCTACAAGGTTTTATTTTGGACCCCAACGATTTTATAGTAACTCCAGCGATAAGTAGAACATTAACAATAACAGAAAATGGATAATAATAATAAAATATTTTTTAAAATGAATCGATCATAATGGTTTTTTGGTAAAAAATATAATATTTATCAGTAAGTAAAATTAATAATAAACAAAAATTAAATAGATATGGCAAACAAAGTTTATGCATCTCCAGGTGTTTACACGACTGAAAAAGACCTAACATTCACAACTGAAACAGTTGGTGTTACTACGTTAGGTGTAGTTGGTGAAACGTTAAAAGGCCCAGCCTTCCAACCAATTTTCGTTAGAAATTTTGACGAATATAAAACTATATTTGGTGGAACTAGTCCTGAAAAATTTAAAAATACTCAAATTGTAAAGTATGAATTACCTTACATTGCTAAGCAGTATTTAACACAATCAAATCAATTATACGTAACAAGGCTTCTTGGTTTATCAGGGTACGACTCTGGTATGTCATGGGTTGTTAGAACATTGGGTGCTTGTGATGAAAGTACATTATCACATACAGGTATTACTGAACAAGAATTTGAATTTAGCTTTAATACAGCTACAAATCAATTCTATGTTGCTGGTAATGTTTCGTTGATTAATCATTTATCACAATTAACTGGTTTAATGCTAATGAATTTGATGGTGCATTTAACACCTTCTTCACAACTATCGGTGGTTATACAAACGCTCCTTTCTACGATAAGAAGCATGCGATGTATTGGGGTTTATTGACCAATGATATTGATACCGCATTAGTTAATGATGCAACATCTATAAACATCTTTACACCAAGTTATGTTGATGCTTATGAGTTGCCTGTAACGGTTCCAGCTAACGATAGAGATGCGTATGTGTTAAATAATGAATTAATTTATGATAGCACAACACAAACTTACTCTGGACCTAGTTTTGCTTTATTCTGTCATAGTTTTACTGGTGTTAATGCTACCGTTATTAAGGGTACATTAAAATTGTATACGGTTACTTTAAATTGTAACCCATATACTGAAGGTCATAATAAAACTATCGCTACAATTAAGAGTAGAGGTGGTTATGTTTCTGACATTTTGAAGTATAACACGGCTTCTTTGGGTATGATTGCCCCAGCTAATTTAACAAGTGACCCATATGTTTCATTTGATTTAACTGGTACAACCGCTAACCCAACAGGTGGAACTTTTTCATACACCGTTTCATTAAATAAAACAAATTCTAACTACATTAAAAAAGTAATTGGATCTACTTTAACAGATAAAGATTCACATATTTATGCTGAAGAAGTTTACGACCAAACTTTAGCTGATGGTTGGTATAAAGGAAAAATCAAAGGTTTGTACACCGAATTAGTTGGTGTTAACAACTGGGATCACTACAAATTCCAATATCAATCACCTGTTACTCCTTTTATTGTATCAGAATTAAGAGGTGGTGTGCCGCAAAGATTGTTTAGATTAATTTCTATTTCAGACGGTACTAACGCTAACTACGAAATAAAGACTTCAATCGCCAATGTTGATCTATCTAAGAAGACATTTGATATTTACATCAGATCTTTCTCAGATACAGATAAAAACCCAGTTATTATCGAAAGATTTGTTGATTGTACAATGGATGAAACTTTAGATAACTACGTTGGTAGAAAAATAGGTACTATCGACAACAAATACCCTCTTAAGAGTGCTTATGTTGTATTAGAACCAGCTATCAATGCACCTAAAGATGCTATTCCTGCTGGTTTCGAAGGTTATGAGTTCAGAACTAACGGTGAAACTGATTATACAGAAACAGCTGTCCCTGAAATGCCTTACAAAACTAAATATTTTGCGCCTGGTGATGTTATTTATAACCCACCATTTGCTAACCCAGTCATCTCAAACGGTGATAAAGTAAACAAAAACTATTTAGGTTTCTCAAGCCAATTTGGTTTTGATAAAGACTTGTTATTGTTTAAAGGTAAAGTTAGTATTTTAGGTGATAACGCTTACAACACTGGTGATGATTACTTCACTAAAACTAAAGGCTTCCACATGGATATTAACGCTTCAGCGTTGGTTGATTCTGTGACTGGAGAACAAGTTTTCTCAACTGGTGTGGCTTCATTTAATGATGCAACAACTGTTGATGGTACTGCGACTCACCCGTATAACAACATGAGAACAAGAAAATTCACTTTATTATTTGCAGGTGGTTTTGATGGTTGGGACGAGTTTAGATTAAACAGAACTAATACTGATGAGTATAAGATAGGTAGAACTGGTTTCGTTGCTTCACAATTTGATACTTTCACAAATGTTGAGTACGCTGAATTGTTTGGTACTTCCGACTACTATGCTTACTTATATGGTATTAGAACATACCAAAACCCTGAAGAAACACCAATTAATATCTTAGCTACCCCTGGTATTGACGTATTAAACAATACAGACTTGGTTAGAGATGCAATTGAGGTTGTTGAGGAGAAAAGATTGGATGCTATTTACTTACCTACATTACCTGATATTAAGTTGTTAAACAATAACAACCCTTCAGATACTGAAAGTTGGTATTATGCTGAAGATATCGTTGATGAGTTAGAAAACACTGAAATCGATTCAAACTATACAGCGGTATACTATCCATGGATTCAAATCACTGATACCGAAAATAATGCAAACTTGTTTATTCCACCTACAGCTGAAGTTGTTAGAAATATGGCTTATACAGATAACGTAGCATTCCCTTGGTTCGCAACCGCAGGTTACAATAGAGGTTTGGTTAAATGTAATAGAGCACGTATCGTTCTTGATCAAGAAGCTAGAGATATTTTATATCCAGGTAGAATTAACCCATTAGCGACTTATTCAGACGTTGGTGTTGTTATCTGGGGTAATAGAAACTTACAAGTTAGATCTAGTGCTCTTGATAGATTAAACATCAGAAGATTGTTGTTACAAGCTAGAAGATTGATTATGTCTGTATCAAAAAGATTATTATTTGATCCAAATGATACGACAGTTAGAAATCAATTCTTGTCATTGGTTAACCCAATCTTGGATAACATTAGAAAAGAAAGAGGTTTAACAGACTTCAGAGTTAGTGTTGCAATGGACGTTGAGGATAATGATAGAAATACTTTGAGAGGTAAAATCTTCATTAAACCAACACCAACATTGGAATTCATCGAACTTGAATTCGTTGTTACACCGCAAAACGTTTCTTTCGATAACATTTAATAAGTTTAGGGGGTACGAAGGTATCCCCTTTATTTCTTTTCCATAGCTTAAAAAGCACCAACGGTAATTGAGATACTAATTAATAAAAAAGAAAGTAACAAAGAAAAAATAAATTAGAGTACTATTTATAATAGAGTACATAATATATGAAATTATATATAGTACTATTTATAATAGAGTACTTTGGTTAAGACCCTTAACAAAAATAAGGTTTGAAAATCAAAAAGTCAAGTTTTTTGAAAAAAATTTTTAAAAAAGTGTATAATTCGAAAAACAAAGATATTTATATTAAACAATAAAACAAATTAAATAGACAACAATATGGCTAACTTATTAATGAAAATGCCCGTTCCTTACGAACCAAAGAAAAAGAACAGGTTTATTTTGAGATTCCCAAGTTCACTAGGTATTAACGAGTGGTTCGTAATATCTACTTCAAGACCAAAGGTAACAATAAACGAAGTTGAAATTCCTTTCTTAAATACTTCAACATATGTTGCTGGTAGATTTAACTGGGAATCAATTGATGTTACATTCAAAGACCCTATCGGTCCTTCAGCTTCACAAGCATTGATGGAGTGGGTTCGTTTACACGCTGAATCAGTAACAGGTAGAATGGGTTATGCCGCAGGTTATAAAAAAGATATTGAATTAGAAATGTTAGATCCGACAGGTGTTGTTGTTGAAAAATGGATTCTTCAAGGAACCTTCTTGACAAATGTTGACTTTGGATCATTGGAATATAGTGATGATGAAATCGCTGACATTACAGCTACATTAAGAATGGACCGTTGTATCTTGGTTTATTAAGAATTATATTATCAATTCAAAATTCATTTGGGGGACGCTTTGCGACCCCCTTTTTTTTAACCTTTAATTATACCATATTTCTCAATAAACTTGTTAACTCGTTCAACAACTAAATTTGTTTTATCCATTTCATGTTCCCAAATAACCAATAAATTATAGGTCCTATCAAACTTAACTAGTTTGACTTTGTATTGGTCATTCCTTAAATTGGCTCTCTGGAATGCATATTTTGCTTCTGGCGAATGTTTTTTACAACAGTGGTAGAAACACCCATGAGTTTCAATTAAGACGTTGTAATCAACTAAAAGAAAGTCGAACTCTCTTTTCTTAAAAACAAAATGTCTTTCAAAGTTTATATTTTCTTGCTCAAGTAGTTCAGCGAACGAATCTTCTAATTTTGAAGTACCATTCATCTTTTTAACCATTTTAGCGAATTTACCTTTCTTTTTGGCCATAATATTCTATTATTATAATAATTAGTTGTAAACTACCCTTTTACCGTCAAATTGATATTAAAAGGTAAAAAAAATAAAAAATACCGTTTACACTATTTAATATTAGACTATAATTAATTTAAAATTAAAATACTATGGAAAATCAACAGGTTTATTTTGAACCACCGCACGATGTTATTCCGCTTCCATCAGGTGGCAGATTTTACAAAAATAAAAAAGACACAATTAAAGTAGCTTATATGACGGCTGCTGACGAAAACATTCTAACTTCACCAAACTTACTACAAAGCGGTAAAGTCCTTGACGTTTTATTGGAAAAGAAAATTTTAGATAAAGACATCAAAGCTGGGCAATTATTACCAGGTGATAGAAATGCTATTATTTTCTTTTTAAGATCAACTGGTTATGGTGAGATTTATCCAGTGGAGTTAACAGACCCTAAAACAGGTGATAAATTTATTGAGGAAATTGACATTAGCCAATTACCAATAAAAGAAAATACTTTAACACCAGATGAAAATGCTGAATGTTCATTTGTTTTACCAAGATCTAAAAAAACTGTTAAATTTAAATATTTAACTGCTGAAGAGGATGAGAAGTTGATTAGAGAAGATCAAGCCAGAACAAAAAAATTGGGTTCTAGCGCTATTAGTCAAATTATGACATTGCGTTTACAAAACCAAATTGTGGAAGTTGACGGCATTCGAGATAAAAACGCAATCGTTCAATTCGTTGAGAGTATGTCACCAATGGACTCAGCTGAGTTCAGAAAACATCTTTTCGACAACGAACCTGGTTTAGATTTGACCATTAATGTCCAAGCTCCAAGTGGAGAGTTTTTTTTTGGTGAACTTCCCATTACATCCAAATTTCTTTGGCCTTACGTCTGAGTATAAACAACAAATGATGTACGAGTCGTACATTTTAGTTAAACATGCTAATTTTACTTATTCAGATGTAATATTAATGCCAATCTTTGAAAGAAGAAAATTCATTGATATTTTAATGGAAGAGAATGATAAGATTAAAGAAGCTAGAGAAAGAGAAATACAAAAATCTAAATCTAAGAGAGCATAAACTTAACCCACTGTCATGGTGGGTTTTTTATTTTATTCGATATTTATAATAAAAGAATTCGTTATGAAAAAATATATAATAACTGAAAATCAATTAAAGGTTATATTAGAAAGGGCTGATGATACCCCAGAAAATTATTCTGATGTACCACCAATGTCATTTGACAATTTCTTAAAAGCAATTGAAAAAGATAACAATAAAAATGGTACATCTAGTAACAGAAGTGATGATATTAAGAGTTTTGCACTTGGGGCTGTTGCTGGAAATAGAGCTGAATACAATATTGATAAATCTGACAGCGCTTTAAAAGCAATCGCTGGTAAGTTTTATAAATCAATAAATGCGGGTTACGGTATTAACCCAGATGATGGTGTTCTTGCTGAATCTGAAGATTTATGTATTATTATAATGTGTATGGCTTATTATTACTACAAAGAAGGTAGTATTAAGAGTTTTAATGTTAGGGATGTTGATCTTGATTTTAGAAAAAACTATAATGAATTAAAAAGAACTAATTTATCCGATATAAGAGGTTTATTAAGAACCAAATTTGATGCCGATATATTTGGGCGCCAGGATGACGATGATGAAAATCAAATTATAGCGGCTCCAAGAGGTGATAACCCTAGTTTCCAAGTTTACATTAATAAGAACAGTAGAAGAACAACAATGGTTAGGTTTAACTTTTTTGATAGCACGTCATTAAATTTTTTCTACAACGATTTTTTAAAGAATGATAAAAACATTAATTTAATTAGTAAGGCGATAAACAGAAGAGTTAGACCAAGATTAGATAACGGTTCACTAGTATTCCAATTTTAAATAAATGGCTCAAGGGGATATTTCATCAGCATTAAATGAACTCGTAAAAAAATTACAAGTAAATACTGCCGCTTCTTTAACAACAAGAAGTGAGATAGAAAGGTATGTCGGTGAAGTAATAGACTCTTATAGTGATGCTATTGAAAAGAATAAAGAGGCTTATAACTGGGACGTTAAACGTGAATCATTATTTGGTTACTTTAAAAAAATATCGAAACATAGAGAACAATTAATTGAAGATAAAATAGCTAGAAAAAAGGAGCTAGAGTTTTTAGAACAACAAATAAATCATTACGTAAAAAAAGAAAATGAGGCGATAAACTCTGGTAAAAGTAGGTTATCTAAAGAATTATTTCAAAGAAGAGTTGAATTAGAAATACAAAAAAATGTTAAAGAGGCCATGGATGATGTGGCAAATACCGCAAAAACAGCTAGTAAAAGCGGTAACCCATATCTCGCAGCATTTTTAGTTGTTGGCGGTATTCTTATTGATGTTGGCAAAGCAATCCTTAGGGTTGGCTTAAGTATACTCAAAATAGGTTTTAGTTTCATAAAAGATTTTTTCGGAGCTGACTTTGGTGTATCAGCTGTATTCGAACTATTTTTAAAAATGCAATCAATATCGGGTAATATATCCGCAAATATTGGTTTAGTTAGTAAAGAGTATATTAGGTTCTATGAAAACATGCCAAAAATATATAAC